CTTGCGTCGGGCTGCCTGCGGGTGTAGTGGGGTGCTACATGCAGCGAAATCCGACAGTGGCGAGCGCAGGTGCCCTAGGGGCAAGGTGATAGCGCGATGGCGTTCATCAACAGGGTTCGGCGGGTTGCTGGAGTGGCCCGGAAGACGAAGGAGCTTGACCGGAAGAACGCCCTGCGGTCCCCGCTTGGGGCTCCGAAGCACACGCCGGGGCTGAGGAAGACGCTGGCGGGCTATGGGCGGACGCTGGAGTCGCAGCGGGCGGCGAAGAAGGCGGACACGCGCCATGCGGCGGCGGCTCGGGTGAGGAAGCACCGGGCCGTGAAGGCGGCTCGGGCCGAGAACGCCGCGTCGCAGGTCGTCCAGGGCAACGCAACGAACGTGACCACGGGTACTGCGGCTTCTCGGAGTGCTCCGAGCAAGATGCAGAAGGCTCGTGGTCGTGTCCAGACCCGGAAGATCACGAAACGCCACAACAGAAAGGCAGGTCAGTGATGGCTACGAGACCCTCATCGTCGAGAGGAAGCACGCCCGCGAGCGCCAAGCGGGGTCAGTCCGACAGGTCGGGCAAGGCCCGTGGGGCCTGGGGTGAACGTGCCCGCAAAGCGGCCAAGAAGACCATCCAGCGCGCCAAGACTGCCCGGCGCAGGGGGTAGACATGGCTCTCTTCAAGAAGAAGTCGAAGAAGGTCGAGGCCGCGCCGGAAGCCGAACCGAAGCCCAAGCGGCTCGTCGGTGACATCCTGCGCGAGAAGGAGGAGGCGGACAAGGCCGCAGCCAAGCCTCCGCCGCGTGCGAACCCGCGAAGGCTTGGCGCCGTGGACCGCATGGCCGGTCGGACCGAACCGAGACGCTAGATGGCGAACTTCATCTTCACCCAGGCAACGAACGCGATTGCCGATGGGACGATTGATTGGGAGGGCGACACGATCCGCGTCCTCCTCGTCGATAGCACCAACGATGCCGTTGCGAGCCGGGACACCGCCGTCTTCGTTGGGGATCTGAACGTCTCCACGTCCGAGTACGACGGTGCTGGGTACTCCAGGCAGACGCTTGCCGGCAAGGCGACGACGATCAACGCCGGAAGCAACCGGACCGAACTCGAAGCGGATGACGCGACCTTCGGCGCGACCGTTTCCGCTGGGTCCGCCGCTGCCGCAGGCGCCATCGTCTACAAGTTCATCACGAGCGACGCGGCGTCTCCTGTCATCGGCTACTTCGACAGCGGAGACTTCCCCCAGAACGGAACCGGGTCGGCGTTCACGATCCAGTGGGGGTCAGGCATCGTCTTCACCTACACCGCCAGCTAGAGGCTTGCGCGGTAGCGCCCCATGAGTCAGACCCTCAACCCGAGTTCAACCGTAACGGCCGACGCCGGTTGGTCGGTTGTCGGTAGCGCGGGGACGCACCACGCCTCTCAGGCTGATGCGGTTGACGGGAACTACTCGCAGGGCGCCACCGAGGGTGACGTTCTCGAACTCGGCGTTCCGAACTCGAACGACCCTGGGAAGAACAACCTCCACCGCGTCTTCATCCGCAAGAAGCGGCGCGGTACTGGCTTCGCGCCAATCAAGCTCGACCTCTCGCTTGTCTGCAACACGACGGTCATCCACACCGAAGACATTACCCAGACCAACAGTTCCGTCTGGGAGGAGTGGACGTTTGATCTGAGCGCCGCTGAGGCCGCCAACATCACGGACTACGACGACCTGCGAATCCGCATGGTCGATACGCAGACCGGAACGGCGAACTTCCACCAGATCACCAAGACCTACATCCTCCTGGATGACGCGCCTGCGGCGATTGCGGACTTCTCTGGCGACACGACCAGCGGCGACGCGCCATTGACGGTCAACTTCACGAACCTGTCGGACACGGCCACCAGCGACGGGCTACTGACCGACTGGACGTACCTCTGGTCGTTCGGCGCCGGCGAAGGAACCTCCACCGACACCAACCCGCAGCACACCTACACGACCCCTGGCGTCTACACGGTCTCCCTGACCGTCACCGCCCCCGGTGGGAACGACACCGAGACGAAGACCGGGTACATCCTCGTTGGCCTTGTCGTCGGTGCTGGCACCGCGCCGGACCTGACGCTTGCCGCTCCGGCGGTCAGCCTGGATGTTCCGGTCAACCTCGACACGGGCACCGCTCCTGATCTGACGTTCGCGGCTCCCAACGTCTCCCTTGACGTGCCCGTGAACCTCGGGGTCGGAACAGCACCCGATCTGACGTTCGCGGCACCGGCCGTTTCGCTGAACGTGCCGGTTGACATCGGCGTCGGCACGGCCCCAGACCTGACGTTCGCCGCGCCCAACGTCTCCCTGAACGTCCCCGTGAACCTTGGCGTTGGGACCGCGCCGGACCTTCTCTTCGCGGCGCTGAACGTCTCGCTGAACGTCGGGATTCAGGAACTCAAGTACGGATTCGCCATAGACGCCTACTCCCTTGGCCCCCAAGCCCTCGTGGCTATGGGGTCGTGGCCTGGAACCGGAGCGGATTTCTGATGGGACTAGCCGCCATCAATAGTGCCAGGGCGATCATCTTCGAGGGCCAAGACCTCATCGTGAAGGCTCGGGTCGTGAACGATGCCGGGACTCGCATCTCCGAGGATGGAGCGTCGTCCACCGGAACCGTGTCCGCCGCGTCGTTCTACGTCTACGACCTCAACAGTTCCACGCCTGACACGGCGCTCAACGGAACGACCGCCATCGACATCGCCGGGGCCGGTGGCACGTTCACGACGGGGGCCGAGGGGTACCTGACGACTGGCTGGGACAAGGACGGGACCGGCTACAACTTCGCGCACACGGTAGTCGATGGGACCGACGTTACGTGGCTTGGAGGCCATCGCTACCGAATCGACTACGTGATCGCGCATAACGGCACGATCTCTCCGAGCGGGGCGAGCGAGGGCGACATTCGATTCTCCGTAGAGGTTCATGTGAAGGCGGGCTACTGATGGTCTCCGCTGAACCCCAGATGGAACAGTTCCACGCCTACGGCGAGGGAGCGCAGATGTTCGGCTGGCTCGATGGGTCGGTCGAGCCGCCGCGTGAAGCATGTTTCGAGGGCGTCGCCGGTTGCGGCAAGACGCGCATGATCGGGGAGTGGATCAAGGCTGCGTGCAATATGTATCCCGAGGGCAAGGGGCTCGTTCTTCGTGAAACGAGGGTCTCGCTCAACGACTCATTCCTTGAAATCTTCGAGAACCAAGTCCTCGGGCCTGAACACCCGGCCGTCCTTGGCGGCCCCACCCGTCGTCACCGCACCGAGTACGCGCACCCTGCGCTTGGCGCGAAGATCATCCTCGGCGGGATGGACAACCCGACCAAGCTGTTCTCAACCGAGTACGACTGGATCTACTTCAACGAGTGCCAGGAGACGACCAAGAAAAAGTGGGAGTCCCTTCACCGCGCAATGCGGCGCACGAAGATGCCATTCCGGGTACTGCTGGGTGACTGCAACCCCGAGGACGAGTACCACTGGCTCAATCAGCGCATGGAGGCGGGAACCTGCCATCGCATCGTCGGGCGCTTCTGGGACAACCCAACCTTCTACGACCACGAGTCGCAGCGGTGGAAGACGCTGGGCAAGGACTACCTAGGCCGTCTGCGCGAGAACCTCTCCGGGCCTACGCTTGAGCGGCTCTACCACGGACGCTGGGTGTCGGCGCACGGTCAGGTCTGGGCTGGATACGACCCCCGCGTACACCTGCTCGACGCCTCCGTGCGCGAGGAGAACGGCGTCTACTGGCTCGACGTGGACAAGTGGGAGCAGCCCGTCGAACTGGTCTACTTCGTCGGCGGTCAGGACATCGGACACACCGATCCGGGATGCGCTCAGGTCTGGGGCGTTGACCGCGAGGGGCGGGCCTACCGAGTCGCGGAAATCTACCAGACCCAGCAAGACCACGAGTGGTGGGGACAGCGGTGGGTGGAGTTCTACGAGGAGTTCCCCATCCGCTCGATCATCTGCGACCACGACAAGGCGTTCATCGCCTCGCTGAACCGACGCATCCGTGGGCGTGGCGAGGATGGGATGCCCGGCATCGCCCGCCCTGCGTTCAAGACTCGCGGGCGTGGCGAGGAGATGGTCGGGATCGACGACGTGCGGGTGCGCCTCAAGCCGCGCGAAGACGGCTCTCGTGGCCTCTACATCGTCAAGGGCGCGCTTCGCAACCCTGTCGGACCGGCGCGAGATCCGTCCCGCGTTGCGGCCTCTCAGCCCTGCTGCCTGGAGCAGGAGATCCCCTCCTACGTCTACCAGGAGGTCGAGGAGGGCAAGCGCAACCGCGATGAGCCCGACCCGTCGTGCTCCGATCACGCCTGCGACACGATGCGCTACGTCATCAGGTTCCTCCAGGACCGCAAGTTCGGTGGCCGTGACGAGCGCCTGATCTTCCCGCGCAACTCCCTGAACGACCGCCTCGGCTTCAACAAGCCTCGTATGCGTCGGTTCTTCTCACACCTTTCAAGGAGAGCCTAGATGCTTCCCGTAACCGCAAGCGAGTGGATGCGAGAAATCCGGGCCGACGAGACGGCGCGCGACAAGATAGTCAAGCGCGCCAACGAGATGGTCAAGGGCTTCCACGGGCGGGCCTATGCCGACTCGTGGGAGGGTGAGTCGGATAACCCTGAGAACCACGCCTTCAAGATGGTGTCGAGCATCCTGCCGCTGCTCGCTCACTCCAACCCGAAGGCCACCGTCGGATCGCGCAAGAACGGTCCCACCCAGGAGTGGACGAAGGCGCTTCAGCACGGCCTCAACCGCTGGCTGACGCTGACCCGATTCCACCGGCTGAGCGAGAAGCTCGCCACGGACTTCTGCTTCTCGTGGGCTGCGACGCTGACCTCGGTTCAGGTTCGGCCTGGCTTCGAGGAGGCCGAAGACCCTCCGTACTGGCCGCAGGTTGCCCGGCTGTCTACGTCTCAGTTCGGATTCGACCGGCTGGCGTACTCGTTCGAGGAAGCCCGCTACATCTGGCACAAGGTCGTGATCGACAGGGACGATCTGGTCGCCCAGGCGACCGCCGACGCGGAGAAGCCGGAAGAGCAGCGCGAGGGCTGGATCATCGATGGCGTTCGCGCGATGGGTCAGACCAGCGGCATCGGCACGGGCCGCCAGGAGGAAGAGGTCCGCGAGGACGAGGTTTCCTACTACGAGGTCTGGGATCGCAGCGGGAAGGTGGACAAGGAGAAGACTGCGGAGATGGGCTATCACGGCTCGATCACGCGCTTCGCCGTTGGGGCCGAGGGGTCCGGCGTCCAGATTTGCAAGCCGTTCGACTACTGGGGGCCGCGCTGGGGTCCGTACACGCTGTACGGCTGCTTCACGGTGCCGGATCACCCGTGGCCGCTGTCGATCCTTATGGCGACGTTCGAGCAGGAGCGCGAGTTGAACGCGACCGCTCGGATGACCACTGAGTCTGGTCGCAAATACAAGCGTGCGTTCTTCGCTGACGACGAAGACCTCACGGAGTTGATGAAGGAGTCGCAGCACGATCACGTCTACTACCACCCGAACCTGATGGCCTCCAAGACGGAGACGGCTGAGTTCGGCGGTATCACGGACCAGATGATCGCGCAGGAGGCGCGGCTCAGGGACGCGCTGGAGCGCAACAGCGG